TTCTGGTGCTGGCATTCTCAATATCCTCGATTGATGTCAACCCAGCGACGATGACCTGTCGGCAACTGGGTCGTGTCCATGATTTCCGGCTTGTGGTTGGTGCGCTTGAGCCACGCGAGAGAATCGCGAGCTTCTGCGGCCAGTTCAGCGGACACCGGGCGCGTATAGGGCACCGCGAGCCGCACCGCGAGGTTCGCCACGATTGCCGTCTCGTAACCGGGCGGCAGCGACACCGTAGTCGCCAGCGTCATGGTTCCGTTCACGTTCAACTGAAGGCGGAAGTTCGCGGTGTAGGCTGCGGACGGCAGCGGGTAGAAGTAGATCGTGCTGTTCGGCCACGATACATCCACCCAGCACCAACGCGGCAATCCAGATGTCGCCTTGAACGCGAGTTGGTCCCACTGCGCCGCAGTGACGAAGTCGCAGGGATACGTCACACCACCGATGGTGACGTTTACATCGTTCCACATTTGTGGATTGCCCTGCGACAGCAGAGAGGTCGAGTACGACTGCACTCCTGGAGTCAGCGCGAGCGTGTCCAGATAGTTGTTGTACATCGCCGCCGGCTGATTCGCCCACTTCGCGAGCATCCGGTTCAGATGCCGCAACGCCAACTGCGAATCTGCAGCGGTGACAGGCTGCTCCAGACCCTGCACGCCGATGTCCATCAGCGCGTCGGTGATCAGTTCCAGAGCGGTCGCCATCACGCCGCCTTGCGCTTCTTGCCGAGATCAGCCGGCAACTCGACGCCAGCGGCAGCGAACTCCTGCGCGGCCTGCGCTTCCGCCTCAAGGCGAATGCGTTCCATCTCCGCAGTCTGCTCTTTGTCTGGGTGAGTGATCCCGAAGGGCAACTTCTGCCAGAGCGGGTCCATCTCCTTGAGTTCCGCCAAATCCTCGTCGTTGTCGATCTGGACCGGCTCCAATTCCGGGTGATACATCGCACGCGGATATTCCTGGTAGACGTAACTCTCGCGTGGATCTTCCACCGGATCACCAGTCACCGGATCTTTCGGCCCGAAGTAAACCATCTTCGGCGCCTTTGACTTGAGTTGACGCTCCTGTACTTGATTTGCGTCGTTCAGTGCTTTGATTGCCATGTGGCACTCTCCTTGAAACCCCCGGAGGCACCATGCCTCCGGGGTGTTCACAGACCGTCGATTAGTTGCCGACCATCTGCGCTGCCTGCTCCGGGTACGGAGTGGCCCAACCGTACAGAACGTCCACCCGCGTGCCCACCGTGTCGGTCGCAATTGCGGCCTGGCGGAAGACGCGGAGCGAGAAACCGTCCTTGGTCTTCCGGGCGCCCCAACCGCCGTACTCTGCAAGGTTCAGCAGATCGACGCAGCCGAGCGTGAAGGCGTCCTTGTACCAACCGATGTTGCGGACGCCAACCTGGCCCGTCGTTCCGATCACCACGATGCCGCCGCCGTTAGTCGGAGCAGCAGTGCAGTTCTGGAACGGGCCAGCCGAGATCGGGGCCGGCGATACCGGGACCGTCGATGCGCCGGCTGCGTCCGAGGACACGTTCGCCAGCACGACGAATTGCAGCAGCACGCCGGTCGATTGGCGCGTCACCGGGTTCACCGTGAAGCAACCCGGCAGCGTGATGACATCGCCTTGGTTCAGGCGCGGCGCAGCTGCGGCGGTCCAACCGTTGATCAAGATGTTGGCGGTGTTCGACCAACCACTCGTCAGCGACTGATTCGCACCGTTGATCACCGGAGCGCCACCGAGCGGACCCGTCGTGTGACGAATCACGTTCTGCGACATCCCGATCTTGAAGCCGACCGTGTTCTGCATGTCCACAAACACGCCTTGCTTGAACTGCGAGGCGATCTGCGCTTGCGGATTGAAGAAACCAGTCAGCGCACCCACCAGTGCCGCGTTGGTGCCTTGGTCGATCACCATGTAGCGCTCGTCACGCGGGACGCTGAAATCGTCGAGCTTGCGTCCGTTGTCGAACAGGAACGACACGTTGTTCGGTGCCGTGCCGATGGTGCCGGTCAAATTGCCGACCGTGTTCTTCGCGTTCAAGCACCCGTCTTGATCGATCTGCTGCGCCAGTTGGATCAACTTGGGGTTGATCACGCGGTCGATGAAGTCCTCGACCTTCAGCGTCAGATCGCTCGACGTGAAGTTCGTATCGACGTGCTTCTGGTTGTTGATCACCAGCGGGATGCTCGTCTCGGTGTAGTCCTGCGGGCTGAAAGCCGCGCCAGTCGACACCGTGAAGCGAGCGGGACGACGAATGTTGAGCGTGTCGCCGATCTTGCCGCCCTTGTCGCCGAATTTGTCATCGTACTCGCGGACGACGTGCGCCGCGAAGACGATGTTGTTTTGCAACGAGCGCAAGCACTCATTGGTGAAGACGTTTGGATTTTGGAATCCGTTAGACATGATTAGGAGCCTCTACCTGAGTCCCCGAGCTTTGGCCCAGCGAAAATATGCGTCGGTGTCTTCCGGTGGGTTGTCGTTTGACGAACCACCGCTTCTACCTTGCGCCGCTCGACCAGGTGCCGGAGCATTGGACGTTGTCCGAGCAGATGACATGGCAGTATCGATACGCGACACCACGCGAGCAACTTCGACTGGATGCATCTGGGCCAAACGCATCCCGATGTCGGGGTGCTGCGCGAGGTAGTGAATCACCGCCGCGGGCCTGTTTGCATTGGCAAGCTCCATCGCAACGTGCGGGGGAACCGGAACCTGCGATTGACCCACCACGGCCTCATAGTCGGGAATCGACTTTGCGTCCTCAGTGTGCTTCGCATGGAACCGTGCGGCAATACTCTCAGCCTGCGCTTGGGCGTGAGCCTGCTGCGCTGCTGCGAGTTGTCGCTCCTCAAACTGACGAATACGCGCATCGGTCGTCCGACCCGCGTTGTAGTCAGCTACTGCTGCGAGGTATTCCTCGTACGTCCCTCTGAAGGTGTTCGGGTCCGGTGGTCCTGCTGGTGCCGCAGCCTGACGCGTCTGCTGCTGCGCGATGGTCTGACGCAGTACGTTTTCGCGCTGCTCTGCAGCTTCCCGTGCCCGACGCTCCGCGTGCTTGTCGGCGGTCAATTCATCGACGCGCTTCTGGTACGCATTGCGTGCCTTGTCCTGTCTCTGCTGCGTCTCGCGGATCGTTCTCTGATTCCGCTCTTCATCTGTTTCGGACGCTTGCCCGGTCGTGTCCGTTGCGCCGGATTGCACACGTTCGCCTTCCGGCGTAAACGTGATTTCGGACGATTGCGCGGGGGTGTTGCTGCCGCCCGTGTCGGCCACTGCTCCTGCTGGCGCTGCGTCTGGTGCAGCGAACCCTACATCTGCTTCTGGCATGGATCTCTCCAAGAATTTTAGCCCCGCGTATTAGCGCACGGGTGCGCTTCCCTGCACGGTTACTGCAACGAGATGTACGCCGAGTTCAGCGACACGGCATCGGTGCCCGTCGCCTTCGTCGCGGTGATCACGAACTCTGTTTCGTTGTTGAGATAGTCGCGCGACAGTGTGACAACCGCAGTGGTACTCAGTCCCAGACCCGCACCGACGCCGGGACCGTATCCGTTGATCGACACGCCGTCCGACGCGGCAGACGAGATGTTGCATAGGATGTTGGTTGTCGCCGCACTGGTGATGACATAGGTCGCCATCAGCGATCCAGCCAGACCATTGGCGCGAACGCTGACGTTCTTGACGTTCGCGTTGTTGGTCGAGACGAACGACAATATCATCATCATCCGCCAGTTCGTCGGCGGCAGATAATTCGGCGGCACGCGCAGGCTATACAGCACCACCTCCGAAGTCGTGTTCGGGCTTGCGAACACGCCGTTCACGCTCGCCAACTGATCCTGACTGGGAATGTTCGACGTACCCATGTCGGTCAGCGCTACCGTCGCGGCTTGCGTCGTCGCGGTCACGCGGCACCACTGGTTCACCGATGGGCGCACCGATCCGCCGTTGGTCGCGCTGAAAGCGGTGGACCAAGGTCCGTTCTGCGTCGGCGCCGTTTCGACCAGCACCGTGCCACCCAGCACTGCGGGACCGACCGACACGCATGTCAGCGGGTTGATCGCGAAAGGCGGCAACTGCGTTCCTGCTGCTACGTTGAATACTGTGGTTCCAGCCATTTCAGTTCTCCTTCGTTTGCTGCGTTGTGGGGGCGCGTCGTTCTCACGCGCCTTGCTATGCGAGAGCGCCGGGTTGAGCGGCAGTCTCGGTAAACGAAATCGATACGTTCACAGTCGCGCCGGCGATGGTCGCGCCATTGAAGTTGAGCGCGAACACGTCGCCCGACCCGCGCAGCGTCGGCAACGCCAAATTGCCGTCTGTGGTGAAGTCGAGGAACAATTCCGCGCCAGCGACGACCGTCGCCGACACCGTCGCCAGCGACAGCGGGCGATTGAACAGCGTCCCACCCTGCGGCGGCGTCGCGGTGCCCACAGTGGGCGGCACGGTATAGGCCTGAACGAGCGCCGTTGAAGGCAAGTAGGTGTTAAGCCCCGTAGGTGCCTGACCGGGCGCTGCGGCTTGTGGCGGGCCTCCAGTGGCGTCGCGTAGCACCGGAATGAGGGAGGTCGCGGTGCCAGCGGTGTTCGCAGTGCTGCGCTTGATCCCGGCGATCATCGCGATCTGGGCGGCAGTCGCGACCCCAGTGATGATCACGCGCTGGATTCGCTGGATGAAGCCGTCCTTCCCGGTCACGGTGAAGAAGTCGGTCGCCGCGGCGCCGACGACGAGGCCCGCGAGAACCGTGGCGCAGGAGTAACTGCGTTCGCCGTTCGGGATGACTGCAACGAGAGAGCTTGAGAGCATGGTTTACCTCACATTGGCGCAGCTGGGGCCGCGGTTTGGGTTGTCTGGTTTGGCACTTCACCGGGGAGCGCGTCAGGGACCGGCGACATCGCCGCTTCCATGCCCCTCGACATGATCAGCGCGTTGCCCTTCACCTCTTCGCGACGCAACGCGAACTCCTCGCGCATCTTCGCGATGCGCTCCTCGCTGGCGAGCCGGATCTGTTCAAGCCGCTCCTGCAACTGGGCATCCATCATCGCGCTCTGCACCTTCGCATCGCGATCAGCAGCAGCCTTCGCGGCGTCGGCCTGCGCTCGAGCTTGCGAATCCGCGGCGTCGGCCTGCGACTTCGCCTGAATCGCCGCCATCTTCGATTGCTCGCCGCTCTTGAGTTGCTGATTCTCCTGCTGCATCTGCTGCATACCCTGCTGCATTTGTTGCATCTGCTGCTGGGCCTGCTGGAGCTTCTGCTGCAAGTCGGCAAGCATCGCTTTCGGGTCTTGACCACCAGCCTTTGCTTTTTCCATCGCTTGAATCGCGGGCGGCAGCATCGCTTTGAGACGGTCAGCGATCTCCTCTGCACCTGGAATCTGCTGCGCCTTCACGATCAGATCACCAGCGACTTGCATGATCTGCGGGAACGATTGCACCAGCGACATCGTCGTCTCCGCACTCTCGGCAACCTTCGACGCGTACGCAGGCCCGGTCGAGATCGTCACCGCGTACTGACCCTTCGACACGTCGTTCATCTTGATCGCGTTCAATGCGCCAGACAGCGCGTCGCCCTCTGCGCCTGGTACGTTGATCGGCGTCGTCTCAACCTCGTCCTTCTCGTTGAGGATCGACACGATGCGCTGCGAGTCGTAGTACTTCGGGATCAACTCGACAATGATGCGCCCGGTGAGCGCGACGGCACGATCACGGTTACCGACGAAGTGATACGTCGCGGTGTCACCCTGCTTCTCGCGAGCCATGATCGCCTTGCCGCTGATCTCGTTGCTGCGCTGGCCGAGCGACGGGTCGTAGATGCCAATGGTCGAGCGCAGATCGGCCTTGCTGCTGTTCATCAACTCGATCAGACCGCTCTCTGCCTGTATCGGCGAGGCGCGTTGCGGCGGCGGCACCAGTTGCCCTTCGTACGTCGTCGGCTTGTAGAACAACGCGCTCTGTGCGCTCTTGTTCGCGTTCTTCCACTCAAGTTCGTGCGACTCGTCTTGCCCCTCTGCCATGATGTATGGCGCTTTGGGCGCGAGCGCGATGCGCTCCGCGGTCGCCGACGAGGCATAGTTGTACATCATCTGCGGATCGCGAGCGCGGCGGATCAAGCCCTGGTAGAGAACCTTGCCCTCGACCACCAATTCGTCACCGATGCACGGCACCACCGGGATGATCGTTCCCGGCCACTGGTTCTCCTCAAGGATCTGCCGACCGCCAGCGATCTTGAACCACTCGACCGAGTAATCGTCGCATTCTCGCGTGCGGACAATCGTCACGCCACGCGTCTTCATTCCCGCCTTGAGTTCAGGCGTCAGTTCGTCCTCGTACGCCATCACGCCGTCAGAGAGCGCGACCATGCGCCGCTTCTTGATCACGCGACGGTAGTAATCAGCGGTCAGAACTTCCTTGTCATCGATCTTGTTCCACTTCTGCTGGTACTCGTCACCCTCGTCCCAACTCGACGGGTCAGCATCCGGCCAGCGCTCCTTGAACGCGTCGAGGGGAACCGATTCGGTGACGAAGCACCAATCCTTGTCGCTGGTGTCTGGCTCGTTGTAGTGCGACATCACCACCGACAAAAAGTCGGGGATGCGCTTGATGATGAGCTTCTGGTCGAACGTGTTGCCGGGTAGATACTCACTCAGCACGCGCCAGTAGCCGCGGCCACCCGTCACCGCCTGCTCAAACGCGCTGTCGTAGGCCTGCTGCGCCTGCGAGTCGTACTCGATGTACCGAGTCATGCCTTGCAGCAACTCCGCAGTCTCTTCCGAAGCGTCTCCGCTCGCGGGAGTGATGCGAATGCCAGCCGGATTCTGCCGCTGATCGTTCACCACTTGCTTGATGAACTGCGGCAACTGGTTCATCTCCAGACACGGCTGCTCGTCGATCTCGCGGCGGTCGAGCGCACGGTCAGGCCACTGTGCGCCCTTCTCCCAGACGAACTTGGTGTCGAAGAGAGCTTCGTCGCGATTGTCCTTGTCCTCCTCGACACCCTGCACATAGCGCTTCGCCGCTTCAGCGCAGATCTTGTCCTGCTCTGCTCGCGGTCGCTTGCATTGCACGCCATCTTGGTCGTCCTGCGGCGTGACGTTCGACGTTGTGGCGCCATTCGCCGGCGCTGTCGTAACCTCGCCGCCGTCGATGCCGGGAAGAGTATCGTCAGCCATCAGCGCATCCACGCGCCAGAGCGCGAGCCGGTGTGACCCATCAGACGTGCGACGCGAATGGCCTTCTCTTCGTCGCTCTCGACCTTCGCCTTGCGCGGATTCACCACGCCGGGGAATAGCTCCGACATCGCCCAGACGAACGCATCAGCGCGATTCGGCGAGTTGTCGCCTTGGTAGCCTGCAGTCGCGGTGAATCCCGCCAACTCCTCCTCAAGCTCCGGGAAATACCCTGCGAAGCGCACCTTGCCCTTCTCCACAAGCGCAGAGATCGGTTCTGCTCGCACGACCTTGCCGCGGCTCGCGGTGACCTCGCGATACGGCGTGCGCTGGCGTGCGGTCTGGATCACATGCTTCACCATCGCGCCGCCGTAGTTCACCTCGCCAACGATCAGATCCGCTTGGTGACGGTCGAACGCATCGGTCGCGACCTTGCCCCAGGTTCCCGGTCCCGCCTTCACCGTGAGGTCTTCCATGACGTACGCGTTGCCATCAGTGCCCAGACCTGCGACCACGATGCCGATAGCGTCGTTGTCGGCGTTGTCAACGTCTCCGCTGCCACTGGGATCGACCGCGATCACGATCCGCACCATGTCTGGCAACGGACGCCCGTCCACGCAACGCCACTGATCGATGTAGTGTTCGGGGAAGAGCGCGTTGTCACTGTCGTCGCGGAACTCGCCACGCAGGAATCGCGTCTTCATCCGCTCTGTCATCGAGTTCAGGATGCCGAAGTACTCGACCGGCAGATTCTCCCGGTTGTCCTCCGGGTTCATCTGCATCGCGACATAGTTGCTGGGATCGGGAACCGGGATCTTGGTGTCGGGCGATACCTTCTGAAAGAATAGACGATACGTCCAGTGCCCGCGCCCCGGTGGGTTCTCGTCGTAATACGCCTTGAGCGAGAGATACTTGCCAGTGGCGACTCCATCATCGTAGATCTCACACTTCTGTGCCAGGCGGGTCATCGCGATCTCTCGCGCCGCGAATGGGATCTGCGAACACTCGTTGAAGAGCAGCGTCGCGTACTCGTTACCCAAGATCTTCTCGGTGCGCTCCTTGTCGTCGAGTCCTCCAAACCAGATCTGCGATTCGTTCTTGAGTTCAGCGAACCCGTCCTGCTCGTACATCCGATACGGCATCCCCGGAAAGCAGGAGCGCATCACCGCAGGGAACGTGTCACGCACGATGGCTCGCTTCACCGCGTTCTGCCGGAAGCGAAGGATGCAATGTCGAGATCCGGGCGCCTTCACCGCTCGCACACCAATCCCGCGTACTTCCAAGAACGTTTTCCCGCTGCGCGACCCGCCATACAGCAGAATGTTGCGTGCCGGGGACGCGAGCAACTTGTTCGCGGCATCCTGCTTCGGAGTGAGCCTGAAGTCGGTCACAGATCACTGTCGTCTCGCGTCAGCACCACGCGCAGCGGTGCGTCGCCGTCGCCAGCGATGACCTGGGCCACCTTGCCATCGAGACGGTCGCCGAGTTCCTTGAGCGCGGCGATGTCGCCCGCAGCAGCCGCAGTGAGCAACGCCTTCGCAGCACGCCGCAGCAGCTGCTTCTGTTCGGGTTGCGACTCGTCGTGCGCCAGAGCGTTCCGCAACGCACGGTCCCATGGCTTGAGCGAAACGTGCTTGCCAGCAGCGTTCTGGTTGCCCTTCGGTGCGCCTGCCATCAGCCGCTCGCCACCAGTAGCTTCGGCACCACGCGCTGGATGCGCGGCGGTTCTGGCGCGAGCTTCTCGCATCGGTGTTGCACTTCGGCGAGCATGTGCGTCAGCCCGATCAGTTCGTCACGTTGCGTCGGGCGCGTCTCGCTGGCGATCCGCAGCAGCGTGGACATGCCGTCGCACGCAATCGCGACGTTGGTGATCATCTGGCTCGCGTCAATCATCGCCGCTTCGCCGCAGCCTTGCGGTCCACGGTCGCTTCCTGCGCGGCAGTGATGTTGCCCTTCGCTCGCGAGTACGCGGCGAGTCCTGGAGCAGCAGCCACGCGCCCCGGAGTGTTCAGCGGAAACTTGCCGCCAGCGAGCGCGAAGTCGGCGCGTGGCGCCTTGCGCTTCTCGCCCTTGCGGCCAGCGTTCTTCGCCATCAACGCCGCTGTCTGCGCTCCGGTCTTGTCGAGGAACTGATTCGCCATCGCGTACCTCAGAAAAAAGGGCCGCACGGGGCGGCCCATCAACGGGAGGAGTCATCGTGCGTCGCGATGATGCCGTGAGCGTTTACTTCAACGCAAGCCTCTTGACGCGGATGATATCCATCTGGGTACGCAACAACGCACTGGGATCGGTGAGCCTCGGTCGCCAGTTGATGCCTACGTCGTTCGATAGCAGCGAGAGGTACTTGTACGAGTAGCCGGTGTGCTTCGCGACCGTCGCCAGCGTCAGCCCTTCGGCGTGCGCGTCACCCAGCACTGTGACCAGATCGGCCTTGCAGTTGAGCAACTCCCTACGCTTCTTGCGCTTGGTCATGTGTTCGGCACGTCCAAGCCACGCGACCAGTCGTAGCGCATCTTGCAGCGCACCTGACAGTCGATCATCTGCGAGTAGTGCGGCGTGTTCACGATCTTCGCGATGCGCCGCGCACGCTCGCGCTCGCCTTGATGCGCGGTGTTGCTTCGACTGCGCCAGATGCGCCGCCAGGCTGATCGTAGCGTCATGGCGCGTTCCCAGATATCTCGCGCCGCTTCAT